CAATGCCACGTGCTTTGAGCACAGATTGATTATACTCTGTTTGTGTACCAATAATGCAGTTACTACTAATCTTATCTATATAAGTGAATAATTCTGTATTATCGTCATTGTATTCACCAGTGACACTTCCGGGATTATGTGTATACCACATAACTGGAATTTTTAATGATGACAATTGTGAAACAATACTTGTAAAGAATGGTTCACAAATAACTAGGTCGTACAGATTTGTCTGTAATGCTTCCAACAAACCTTTCTGCAAATTTGCTAGTTCTATTAAAGATACACCTGTGGTAAATGAATAATAGTCTTTGCTAATACTGTCATCCAAAGGTTTAGATGGGAATAATAATCGTGCCCCTAAACTCTCCAGTTCTGGATAACTGTTCTGCCCCTTTATATCTGATTTCTTATCAAATATAATATCAACCTTCCAGTTATTTTTCTCAGCAATTTTTAGGAACGATCTTGTAAAATGGTATACACCATTATTATCTTTTAATGAATATGCCGTCCATAAAATTGCTATTCTTTTAGAAAATATTTTCATTTACTATAATCTATCCTTCGAATAAGCTTGTCACCCATCCAGTGCGAGCAACCTTCGTTATTATCCTTAGAAAGATCGATAAGCATATTATCAAAATCTTTCTTAGTGATTTCTCTGCCATCGATAATAACTTCGCCGAGATAACGTTGAGTTACAGATTCAAAAGAATCCGCATCACTACCAGATTCAATCATTGTCACTTCATCATAGGCATGTTCGAGCTCCTTTGCTTCGATAACATAACGATGACGGAATGTCGTGATAGTATCAACTACGAATAGTTTCTTAGCAGGCGTGGATTCCGGTGCCGGCCATACTTTTTGCTTAGTCATTTTATCATCTTTCTTAAAAGCATCATAGAATGGTTGCATATCCTCTGCAACTTTTTCTCTGATATATTGTTGAGATACAGATTCTTCGTTTGCTGTCTTTTCAGACATCATTTTATTATAATACGCTAGTTGTGCTAAAGCAACTTTCTTAGCCTCCTTCACCACCGGCCAATCTTTTGTTTTCATTATAATCCTACAAGTTTATTGATTGTCTCTTCTTCCTCTTTCCAACGTTCTTCTTGTGCTTTTCTAAGTGGTAGGTACTTTTCTATTGTAGCTGCATGTTTCCATATAAAATGTTCAAACCTGTATAAACCATTACACGGGCATTCTACAACGAACACAGTGTCATTCATTTCGTGTCCATATACACCATCAACTCCATAATGTAATACTATACCGTCGGGATTATTTTTGTATTCCTCTTCACAATAGATCCTGCGTGCATCACCCTCTTGTTCATTATCATAATAGGATGATTCGGGACATAGGTGTATTCGTCCACACCATCCACATTCTAATTCATCAGATCCAACTCCAAAACCAACCAATGATTCTTTGAACATATCGGATGGCGGAATCGGATCTTTACGATATTCCTTTTTCACAAACCTAATTTCTCCAACTCTTCATATTTAACTCTAAAACCTGCCGCATGAAAATGTCCTCCGCCACCATATTGTACAGCAATAGAAGATACATCAATTCCTTCCTTTGATGAACGTAAACTAAATTCACGGCCATCTGGCTTATCATAATAGCAGGCAGCAAACGGTTCATTGATAGCCATAATATGTCCAGCTTCAGAACTCATTGTGTAAGGAAGATTACATACAGGTACATTGTATCCTGCAATTGTCATTCTTTTTTTCATTACACCAATCAATTCGCGAATATCTTTAAGATGCTTACGGTCAATTGCTTTACCTTCTGTAATCAGTTCTTGTAAATCGACTTTCATTAGCATATCCCAATTTTCAAAGGTGTATGCATAACTAAAGATTGATGCTTGAATTTCTTTTGTGAATGGAATCTTAAATTGCCAACGATCTCTATCATCGACATGTTTGATAATCTGCGGCACTTCTTTGCTAGGAAAGAAAAACATCCAAGTGAGCATTGCACCACTGGCTGTATTTTCTGGACTATACAATGTTGTCATGTACTTTTCTAAACCAGCACAATCAGCAATTGCTGTTGCGTGGTGATCAATGTGTGTCACACTATTTGCCTGCGATATAATCTGTTCCATTATCGCTCTCTTATACGCAAAATCTACAATGTAAACATCTGCTCCTGTAACATCAGGTGGTGGAGTTTGATAGACACCTGCGTGAAATTCTACATCGGGTCCAAGAGCTTGTCTTACAATCCATGCTGCTGTAAATCCGTCTGCGCAATTACCGTGATATATACATATTTTCTTTGTCATTTATGTGTTGGCTTTCTCTGTTTTGATTTGTGTCTAATATTTGATTTTATCGGCTTACGATATCCGAGACTTACATAGTCCGGAGGCTCTCCCGAAAATATTGAATGGGCACATATAAGCCCATTCAACATTCCGTGCATGTAACCACGCTCAAGACAATCCTTCTGTATAGCTATAAGATTTTCTAAACTAGATAAATCTTTTTGTAACTTTTCATTCATCTAGACTAATAAGATCCTCACTATCTGGGCCTGCAATATCTTCAACATCTGGTACATCATGATGGAATATATCTTTGATATTTGTCTTTTTCTTATCACCAAAACTAATATAATCTAAGAACAATAAATTGTCTTGTATCATTCTATATGGATCCGGGTTGCTCGGATCTAATACCTTAGTGACAAAGTCATTAAAGAAAATTATAGAATTAGGAACAAAATCACTTTTCTGAGTCATTTTCTTCTTGTCACGCATTGCATACCAGTCTGTAAAATTTACCTCACCACGAACAGCATAATCAACATCTGCAAGTCTATTAATTTCTTGTATAGCCTGAATGTGGTTGTATACATTATGTGCCATAACCAATGCATAGGTTGTTGTATCCCAACTTGTTTTACTAATCTTGCCATGCTTATTTTCATCAGTCGGCCCCATTACACAAATATCACTTGTGTAAAGTCTTTCCATGATAGGTCCCTGGAACGGCATTGCAAGCTTCTGCCCCTTTAGTGTACGATTATCAACACCTTTACCCATTGCATATGTTAACTGATCCGGTTTGAAATAATTATAGTTATAGGATAACGCATATCCACCTGCTGCAACAAAAGGAGATGCAGCATCGAAACTGATATTGATGTCTGGATTATCATATTTCTTAAGAAGGCGTTCAATTGAGGTTAGATAACAAGCCCAATCCAATCTGCCAATGCCCAGAAAGTGGATCCAATCCTTACCTTCAAGTAATCCGTCCCTACGCAAATCAAGCAATCTTTCAAGAACAGTTTTCATGTTCTTCATGTTAATACCAGCAAATGCCCAACCTTCAAATGTCCTTTCCTTTTCGTATCCCATAGCTTCAACGCTTTCTGGAATACTAAAGTGCTTAACAAGTTCATACCATTCTCTAGAGTTATCATTATCACTACCAGATAACACATTTAGAAATTTTGTTGCGCCGGGAATACGATGCTTTATAAAATAGTGAAGATTGTATTCTGTAACGTCTAAGCAATCAGAAAACTTTGTTAATCCGGTTTTTAAACTTAATGGAGGTAGCGCAGCGAATGCCGGCACATCTAATGTCATAGACCAATCAGAAGTATGCTCTAGCCATCTTAGAATTTCTTCTCTTAATGGATCACCAGCATCGGTCTTTACTGTTGTCCAGTCCATTTTAATAACACCAGTTGCAATCTGGAATCCACCAGAATCCCCTACAATAATAGTATTCTCTCGGTCACGATTATGAATCATAGGTGCCCGACTATCACACTTATCTAACTTGCGTTCGGCATGACCTGCAGAATACAATCCAAATTTGTAGTTATAATAACTATTTTCTGGATCAAGAAAATTTAATCCCTGAATACCATATTCAAATTGTTCAGGCACACGCGATTTAGGAATAAAGCTCTCATCTGCAAGTGCTTTTCCCAAATGCGTTGAAAAGAAAGAACTAATAGCTGGCAAATATTTTGCCCAGCCACCATGTATATGTCTTTCTGTTAAATTGACTCTATTCATATGGATAACATCTCTTCTTTAGTTCTGTGTTCAATTCTTTAAGTGTCCAATCGTGCGCAATACAGATAGGTTCCGAATATCTTGTATATTCGAGCTCAAAGGTAACAGGATTACATACAGGACCCGGAAGCATACTAACTAACGTATTATAATCAATTCGTCTTAGCTTCTTAAATGTCCTATCTATATCATCCATACTGTATTTAGGCCTTAAGCCTTGCCGGCTGGTAGAATATATGAATACTTGCCAATGCCGCTATCAATCTCAATCATCAATGCGCCCATATCTGAAAATTTCATTGTTGTAGTTGATGCGGTTTCACTCAACTTCAAAATGCTTAATACTTGTGCTAGGGGCCATGACCATTGATGCTTCAATGTGCCGGTAACATTCTCTGCAAATGGAACTGTTGTTCTATCTGTTGGACCAGTACCTACTGCAAGATTTAATGTTCCCTTTCCATCTACACTTACAACGAAACGCTTTTCGAAACCACCCAATACACCCTGAAAGTAAGATAATTCCTTAATCTTCTTAGATTCTGGTACAATTGTTACGTTCCAGGTTGCACCCTTAAATGGTGGTACCTTAACTTGTTCGTTAATCATCGATTCACTCATAAAGCGATAATTGGACTTATATCCTGATGTACTATCAAACAATATTTCTGTTGGCAGGATTTCTGTTCCACGCTGTTCAGTAACAATATCAACTTTTGACTTATCTGTCGAATATAATGGAAAATCAATGTATCCCTTAAGAACAGCGATACGCGATAATCCAACTGTTGTATTAATACCAGCAATTGGTTGGTACATAGTACCAAAAATAACAACAGTCTTTTCTGCATCGATAGTTTCAATCTTTGCATCTGTTGCACTTCCTATTAACTTAACCATATCAATAAAGCCTAGGCCGTTTGTGTGCTTTACAATATCCTTCAATGAATCTAATAACATATTATTCCTTTTCCCATGATTTTTTTGTTAATCCGTGATATACCTCTATCTTGGCCACTGACATCTCTGTGACCCATTCATTAACCGCTGCTTTTGCCTCATCTACACTCTTCCCCGTAGCAAGATTAAAGCACATCCAGCGCCTTGTATCTAATGCACTAAATGTCAATGATAAATCCGATAAAAAATTCTTCTCTTGGTCAGTCATATAAACCTCTTATGTCTAGTATATAGAGTTTTATAGTGAAAGTCAAGTTACATGGCGCTGAAATCAAACAAAGTCTCTAGGTGTGCATGTTCCTTGTTTGTTCTACTTAAATCCCATTTTAGTACGCCAAGCAAGTTTTCGACCTTCTTATCTACAATACCTGCCATCATATCATCGCTGTCAAATGGTAGGTGCAAGAACCATTCTGGTAAATGTGGTTCATCAACCGGATATGCAATACTTGTTAATCTATTTTCTGGTGTATCCTTAAGTTTACAAACAATAATTTTCTGTCCATCAATAATACGCATAGAATGCTGATCCATATTAATTTCTTTCATTCTATTCCACGCTAAACTGGCTGTAACGTGTCCAGGTACATGAAGATTCCCAACTTCAATTCCCCTTGCTTTCTTACGACCAGCATCCTCGAGTTTTTCTCTGTAATGTGAAAGTTTATTAACTGCTCGCGGTGTACCTTGTTGCCAGGGCTTCATATCCTCAAACTTTTCCTTAAATGCGCGAATCTTCTCAATAACGTGATTTTCACCTTTGTCGCACAATGTATCCATTAAGATGTCTGATAGGAACTGTTGCACGAACTTAGGTGTATCTGCACGCTTCAGATCTAATCCCATAGCCTTGACCTTACCTGGTTTACCGCCTACGTCAAGTCTAATACCATCCTTATCATACATTAATACTGCATAACGCTTCTTAACCATCCAAATGCCTGTCTCAGAAACAGTTTCGCGTGAACTTGCGATTACGCCTGTAGAACGCTTAATTGGTACATTCATCTTCTTTAATAAGAAGTCGGGGAATGTTGCAGACACTGCCTTTGCCAAGTCATTGTATAAATCAACAATACTTTCCTTTGTCCAAACAATTTCTCCCTTCTCAATTTCTTCCTTAAGAATTGGATATGCTGAAAAATAGCACGAGTCAGTATCACCGTAGACTATTGCCTTGCCGTAGTGATCGTACTCACCGGTTATCATTTCATTTGTTTTTGCTGCCATGTGCTTGGTAATGGTTCTACCAGACAACGTAGTAGATTGTCCCAAACGTTGATCGAAGAATCTGCTACCAGCATTCAATAAAGCGCCATATGCAGAATTCAAGTTAATCTTTTTCACCAATTGACGCTTATCCCAGAATCCAATAATGCGCTTTAAATCCTTCTGATTTCTGTGTACTGCCTTACCATCTTGAACCATTAAATTGTGTTGGTTCATATATTGTACCACACGCTTTTTATGACCTTCAGCAATAATTTCCTTCAATTTTTTAGGTCTATATGCCTCAGCGTCTATGTACGGGTTAGCCTTTGTCTCTACATCGGAAATATCGGCGTTTATAAATAAATCCTCGGGTACTTTTATGCCCTCTATCTTAGCATTGTCCTCAATGTCTTGAAAATTAACCATAATACCCTGAAGTATCTTACGCTCATTATACCAACGTGTTAATAGACTCGGAATTACACCTTCTATGTCGGTTCTAAAAATAGTTCCATTTGCACTAATACACCAGGGTTGCTGTCCTGAGAAGATTAGGTCGTAAAGTTCCTTTCCAGTTACTTCATATTCCGAACCATCTTCCATATCTAGGATAAGTTTATTAGCAATATCCTCATTATAGAAATCATCCATCTCTAGTACATTAAACCGATCATTCCACCAAGATGCAAATGTATATTTCGCACCCTTTGCCATCCAATCAGCAATTGCTTGATTTGTTCTATCTAGTCTAATTTGTCCAACAATAGTTTCTGGACTCATATTCCAGGTTCTAATTACAGACGGGTACAGAGACTTCATATCAGTCGAAGAAATCCATCTATGAAATCCCTTACGTGGTGTTGCTACCCAACCACCTGCTGCTTTTTCAGTAGTTGTATCATCCTTAGCACTATGCTTTCTATCTGGACATACTTGATTCTTACTATGTGCTTCCATCAAAACGTTTTGATCAGTAACTGCGACAGCACCCATTGTTGTTTGAATTAATACACAACTTGAATGCGCAATACTATTGGCCAAATCAATAAACTGTAATTTCTTATCTAATTGATCTAACAATCGAGTATCCTGAATGTTATATTCTAAGAACTTTTTAAAGTCATCGTTATATAATTCATCCAATGTGCCTTCATAGGCAACCTTACTTTCACCTAATTCAACATCAGCAATTGCATTCAACGCATAACTATGGCGTTCTTCATAATTGTATTTTCTATAGATCTGCATGTAATCAACGTGAACACGACCGACCAAATCATATGTCTGTGATTCTTTTCCACCGCGCTCAAATGTACGTTCTTTAGGATTTTGTTCCCATAGACAAAGCTTTCTAGCTTCATGTTTACCTAGAACTTTCTTAATACGATTTACCAAATAGGGAATATCATATGCTTCACTGTTCCATCCACTGATGATATCTGCATCATCAATAACATCCATAAATGCTTGAAGCATTTCACCTTCAGTCTTGAACAATACAACATTGCCTACTTCTTCGGCAATTACCTGTGCCTCATCCCATGTAAGTGTTTCTGGAGGAACCGCCAAACAAATAATTTGATCAATCCATTGCAAATGAACAGAGATTGATGTGATATAGTTATCTGCTTCTGATGCTTCTGACCAACCCGATTCTTTATCAAAGCTGGTTTCAATATCAAAGAACGCAATGTTTAGAGCTGGTGCATCTATATGTAGATAATTATTTTCGAGGCAGCGAAGGATGGGATCAACGTCTGATTCCCATCTTCTAACATTACCGGAAAGTGTTTTAATGAGCTTTTGTTTTTCAGCAAAGGTATGCGGAACAAGCTTCTTTACCGCATCGCCGTAAATAGATTTGTGCGAACCTCTGTGATCGTTAACAAAGAAATGATAGTCGGGTTGATATTCTTTGTAAATGCGTTTACCATTTACTCTTTCAACTACCTTAATTACCTCACTGTCACCGCCTCGTTTGAATAGGCAGTCAACATACATTAACCAAGACCTCCGGCCTTATATAATTCTTCTAGTTCATCAAAGGCTTCACGTTGATCGTTCATTGTACCTTTCTGACAAATTTTGATAAGTTTATTTAATTGTGCTGGCTTGACTTCTAGTTCTTCAGCAATAGCTTTAACGGTTTCGCTTAGGCCTGCTTTCAGATCTTCACATTCTTGAAGGATTTGACCACCTTCTTTAATAATTTCTTTTAGTCTTGCAACATTCTCTGGACTTAATTTAGCCATGTGACTCCTCGAACTTTGTAGTGTTTTTACTTACCGTTGCAGTAAGTGTAACAGCAAAGTTTCTGAATGTCAAGAAGTTCTTATTTGCAGGCGCAGCGTGCTTCTTCCTTGCCTCTATAATCAGCTATAGCTGCCTTAATGGCATCCTCGGCCAATATGCTACAGTGTATTTTAACTGGAGGTAACGCGAGTTCTTCTGCAATGTGAGAATTCTTAATGTTTCCTGCCTCATCAAGCGTCTTACCTTTAATCCATTCTGTAACAAGAGAACTGGAAGCAATTGCCGACCCGCAGCCATACGTCTTAAATTTCGCATCTTGAATAATACCATTTACTACCTTAATTTGTAGTTTCATTACATCGCCACATGCAGGTGCACCAACCATCCCGGTTCCTACCTCTAGATCGTCCTTATCTAAAGAACCCACATTGCGTGGATTTTCATAGTGTTCGATAACTTTTTCGCTATAAGCCATTATCTACGCCCGTAAGCGTTTCCTGTAATAGGTTCATTCGATCCTTTATACATATGCGGATCATATCCATGTATAGGAGATAAAACACCTTTACGTTGATTCTCACTTGCTACATCATTAGTGAAACGATGCATTTGGTCTGGCATGACTCTGTCAAACCATTCTACAATTAGCGGACGCACATCCATACCCGGTTGAGTTTCTTCTAATTCTCTTAGTTGATCATTCAATTCATCATCCTCAATAATTTCAGATATGTAAATTGGTGCTATTGCTGCTGGAATCGGTCTTTCCATAACCTTCTTAACTAATTCAAAATCATCATTCGTTAACGGAAGTCTGTTGATTGCTTCTGCTACCTTATGAATAGGTTTAATAAGCCCCTTCAGTTCGTAATAATCATCTCTTAGTCTAGATTTTAAAAATTCTTTACCATTTGCAGAGGTATTGGGACTCATAATTTTATCAACATAGGTATCCATGCGCTTTTGCAACGCATCAATTTTATTGACAGTTTGAGGTGAAAGACTTCTATCCGAAGTCCCTTTAGGTAATAGGATTTCTACAATTCGCATATTGTATTTATCAGAAAAACAGGGCCCGAAGGCCCTTGTCTGAAATCTAGCTTTTATAGGCTAAATTCTTTCTTTACAGATGCTGGAATTAGATCGAATGAATATTCGTCAGCAAGCTTCGAAAGTACAGGCAATGCAAAAATTGCACCGGGTAATGCCATAATGCAGGCAAAACGTGCTGCAACAAATACCTCTTGTGCCTTCTTATTTGAGGCAGCAATTTCTTTCATTGTTGCTTCGCCCTTAGAAACCTTTGAATAGGTCTTAATGACGTCTTTACCATTTTCGATTTCGGTTTCGATTACAGTCTTTGTCTTTCCTAGCACTGTCTTAATTTCTTCTGGAGTCTTTGGGAATGCCGAGAAGTAGTCAGTTGTTGCTTTGAAATAATCTTGTGATGTTGTGAACATAATATTTTCTCCTTTAAGTGCCTTTTAAGCCACTACATTGAACTGCCTCACCATGAGCACAGTTTCTTTAGTGTACTTGTATTTATGCTGCGCCGCAACAAAACCATATTATTTCAGGCTTTTTCTGCAGGATCAGGCGGTGTTGGCGGAGTATCTGTTCCTTTAGGTTCTGTACTCTCTTTGATTTTGACACCTGCTGCACCGCTGCCTAACAATGTTCCGAAAGCAACTCCAAAATTTACCATATCAAAAGCACCAGACTTATATATTTGATATCCGGAAAATGCCAGAAACGCAACCACACCTATAATCCATAGCCATCTTGCTGGATCGTGAGTTTTACCATCTGGTCCTGTAAATAGATCACCTACAATTCTACTTACGGCATTAGTTTTAGTAGTCATAATTATCCCCTATATACAATATTTATAAAAAAAGCCCCTCGGAAGGGGCTTTTGGGTTAAACTAAATTAATATTAGTTAATTTGGTATGTTACAACAACTTGGCAAGAAGAACCCGATGTTGCTGCTGTTGCTGCTACTGTTGCAAATATTTGAACAGCACCTGCTTCATTAATCATATCTTCTGCAAGATACATTCCAACTGTTTGCGGATCATTTTCTGCAGTAGTCATATATGCTGCTACACTAGCTGTCTTACCGACCGATAATGTTGCTGCTGTATCTGCCACTGTAACATTTACCTTAACAGAAAGGACTGTTACACCTGCTGGTAGAAGAGAACCGATGTTAGTTGTACCGTTGGCATTAAGAGGAACTACTGCCTGTACTGCCTTAACATCACCACTAATATCACCAACTTGCTGGTCAACATAATACTTGTTAACAAGTGCTGTTGGAGCCGAAGCAATTGCTGTTGCATATTGTGCTGCTGTTGGACCACTTACATCAACATAACTACCGACTGGTAGCGCCATTGTTGTATTACCAGTAACAGAAGTTAGTGTCAATACTGTATTGCCACGAACTGTTAATGGTTGTGATGGATCAGACTGGATAAGTCCTGCACCAACTGGACCAATAACAACCGAACCTGTTCCGTTTGGAATTAAGTTAATATCGGAGTTCGATCCTGTTGAAGCAATAGTTGCTGTTGCACCATTGATCGATAGTGGATCTGCACCACCAACTGTTAATGTGCTTGTACCATCGAATGTGAAATTAGCTGAGTTAGCTAGTGGAGATGTACCTGCACCATATAGAACTTGACCGGCTGTTACGCTTGCTAGTCCAGTACCGCCGTTGGCTACAACTAATGTTCCACCCAATACGACTGCACCAGTTGCGGGACCTACTGGTGTTAAGCCAGTTGTACCAGTACTAAACGATGCTACTGTTCCACCAACTGTTGCTAATGTACCGCTTGTTGGCAATGTTACGTTAGTTGCACCGGTTGTTGTAAATGTTACATCATTTGCTGGTGTGGTTGTAAATGCACCACCTGTGTTAATTGCTCCACCTAGTGTAATGTTGTATGCATTATTAACACCTGTACCACCATTTGCACTTGGAAGAATTCCGCTTACTGTTGTAGTTAAATTAACCTTACCGTAAGTTGGAGCTACTCCAACTCCACCCGATAATAATACATTACCAGTTGCAACACCAGCAAGTTTTGATAGTGCTGTTGCGCCAGATGCATAAAGAATATCACCGACTGTGTAAGAACTTTGACCAGTACCACCATTTACTGCTGGTAATGTTCCAGTAACTGCGTTACTGTTGCTTAGTGGTAATGCGCCCCATGTAGGTGTATTACTTGCACCAGTTGATAATAGAACCTGGTCTAATACTGCTGAAGACTTAACTGCAATCTTATTTGAACCATCAATATAGGTTGTTACGGAGTCTGTGTTTGCACTGAATACTGTACCACCAGTTAGTGTTAAACCAACACCTGCTGTATAACTACCAGCACCAGAGAACTGTGTGAATACAATTGAATCTGTACCAATATTTGTGACATCATTTGTATATGTACCAACTGCTGTTTGTGTCCAACCAGTTCCACCTGATGTACCTTCTGTAACGAATGTAAAGTCACCTGCTGTAACCTGTCCAGCCACGCTATTGTTATAGTCAGTAGCACGAATTAAGATCCAGGGTGAACCACCCGAACCTAGACTTGAAACTGTATAGATACCGTTTGCTGTCCAATCTGCGCCGCCAGCTGCTGGTGTTACTGTATAGCAATTAACAAGAACACGTTGACCTATCGCGGCCAATGTATAACCACCAACTGGTGGAAGAGCACCGTTTGCTGCTGCTGTGATTGTATCACCAACACCGCCTGGAGAAGCTTGAGCTACGTGATTATATACTGCTGATGCAAATTGTGTATCAAGTGCTAAATTAATGACCGCTGTTTCGCAAGATGCGTGGACGTTCAATCCTGTTGTAGCTGCATCAACATATGCCTTTGTAGTTGCATCAGTGGGTTGTGAAACAGTACCATTTAATGTTACACCGGATGTTAAACCTGTACCAGTGAATGTACCATGAAGTGCTGTAAAGCCACCAGATCCATTACCTTGAATAATTTCATTTGTTGAAATTGAACTTGCAACTGTTATCCAAGTTGGAGCACCTGCACCAGTAGAAATTAAAGCTTGGTTATTTGTACCAACTGAGCTGTTAACAATAGCAGAACCATTGTTATACATAATGGAACCATTAGATCCAGTATTTGCGTTATTTGTACCACCATTTGCAAGTGGTAGAATCGAACTTCCTACTGTTGCTGCTGATGCTAAATTAAGTGCGCTAAATGTAGGAACGTTAGATACGTTTGCTACCAATACCTGACCATATGTTCCCGTTTGTGTAGTAACTGGACCAGTACCTGCGCCAATAACAACACCATTAGTTGCTAAAGTTGTTACACCAGTACCACCACTTGCTACACCTAATGTACCAGCAAGTGTGACAGCACCTTGTGCTGATGAAGAAGGTGTCAATCCTGACAAGCTTGTCTGGAACGATGTTACTGCACTTGTTGCAATGTTAGCTGTCGAAAGTAATGTACCACTTGTTGGGAATGTAACTGCTGTATTTCCAGTTAGTGAAAATGCAGAAGTATATGCACCAGAAATGGTTAATGCACCACCTAATGTAATTGTGCTTGTATCAAGATTAGAAACACCTGTACCACCGTGCGAAGCTGGTAGGACACCAGTTACTGCTGCGGCTTGATCTAAGTGAATTGCATCAAATGTTGGAACATCGGCTACACCTGCTTGTAGGACTTGATATTGTGTACCAGCTGCGGTTACGCCTGCATTACTTCCACCATTACCAAATACAACGCCATTTGTTGTAAGCGATGTTAATCCAGTTCCGCCATAACCAACACCAATTGTGCCAGCATCACCGGAACCGATAATTGTATTACCACCAACTGTCTTTAAGTCTGTGCCCGAAACTGCTGCGGAAATTGCTGTACCATTACCCTTTAGGATACCTGTTACAGTTGTTGAAAGTGTCAACGATGGAGTAGTACCACCCGAAGATGTACCAGCTAAACCGTTTGCTGTATTGACAGAAACTGCGGTCATTGCTGTTCCACCAGTTGCCATTGTTACCCATGCAGTACCATTGGAATATTCCATTGTACCACCAGTTGTATTATATCTAAATCCGCCCGGATAACTTGTTGCTGTTGGTTCCTGACCAGTTGTACCCGATGGAACAACTAATGCACCTGTACCACTAAGACTATATACACCAGTACCAGCACGACCGAAATTACCTGCATCTCCGATTGTTACTACACCTGTATTAGATGATAGAACTACATTACCTGTGGTAAGTGTTACGTTACCAGCCGATGATGTAAGAGCACCTAAATTTAATGCTGCATCGGTTGAATTGTCTGATCTCTTTAGGGTAAATGTTGTCGAACCATTTGTATTTAGGTTTACACCACCTTTGCTAAACTTTAGGTTTGGACCTACTCCAATTAAACCATAATTACTTACATTTGCCATTTTTTATCTCCTAATATAAGGCCTAAATGGCCTTCAACGTGTTATTTATCCAATGAACCCATATTTAAACATAAGACACTATAATTTGCGCCGAGCCCAATGATGAAGCACCATTTACGAATGCAGCGGTAATTTCTACGTCTCCTTGTAATGTATCTACCCCAAAAAGTATGTCTGTGCTGGTAGTATAGGTTCCTGCTACTGTGAGATCAGTTAGTCCTATTACCATTAAACCAGCGGGAACTGGTGGCGGTAATGCTGGATTATTAACTGTATAACCAATGGCTAAAGTCGCAGCCCCATTAAATGGGGTGGTCACTTCAACCGTGATCAAAGTAACTCTGCGTCCTGTACTGATTGACCCAATATTTATCGAAGATGGGCTTGCTATTGTAAGGGTATATTCCAAAGATTTAGCATCTGTTTTGGCACTATCTTGATTACTTGTTTCAACCCAGATAGACCCATCGAATAACCATAAACTCCATTCTCCTACATTATTTCCATTTCCATCATTACTATC